GTTTTCATCTGGAAGGAAACAGATCGCCTCTGGCGGCAGAAAAATACGCTCTGGCTTGAAGAGAGAACAACACTAAACAGCCTTCTGGCTGATTATCAGAGACTAATCAATTCTGAGAAACGAAAAAAGATATACGGCTCAATAGGGGCCGGCCTGATAGGCTTTGGCCTTGGGGCATTGATAGGGAAATAGAATATGGAAAAAATCAGCCTAGTAGAACTCATCAACGGCTTAGCGGTAATCTTTCTGGCGGCTTTCATAGCTTGGTCGAGGTGGAAGGAAAAAAGCCTGACTAAAAAGCTCGGGCTAAAAAACAATCCGGAGCGGTGCGCCTCAAATGAACAGAGATTGAAAACGCTTGAGGAAAAATACTTTCAGCTTGAAAAGAATAACCACTCTGACCATGACCGGATATTCGGAAGCCTTGACGACATCAGAGAAAGGCTGGCCAGAGTAGAAACTAAGGTGAATGGGCTGTCAAAATGAAATCAAACATAGGGGTATCGCCGCAATTAAAGGTAGCCTTCGAAGCTATGATAAAATCGATTCAAAACAAAAGCCTGGTATCGGGAGACAAGGCTACCAGAATAGTCCTTGAATTTGACAGCTCGGACAAAACGCAGATCTTGAATATTCTGAACGAACTACACCGAGCCGATAGAACCGTAGCGGTGGCAATAGCGGAGATAGAAGAGAAATGAATAATGGCAGCAACCAGCAGAAAAAGCCTAAGGGTAGGCCTTTTTCTAAGGGAGACGAGCGCATCTTTAGAGGTGGTGGTTCTAAGCTTCTTCTTACCTATCCCAAAAATTTCAAACAAGCTCTGGCCAAGGGAATCTCTCCAGAAGAATTTGCGGCCTTACTAATCGAGAGTGCGAAGCGGGGCAGGCCAGGAGCAAGGGAGATGATAGCGAAGTATCTAATAGGCGAGCCACCGCAGAAATACGAACTCTCTCATGATATCCAGCTTTCCTTCGAGTATGCTTCTGGTGATGATGGCGGAAAGGAAGAAGGGGATGAATGAAAATCCAGGGATTCGGGCCGAGGCCATGCCAGAAAGAGTTTCTATTATCGCCGGCAAGGTTCAAGGTGATATCGGCCGGCCGAAGGTTCGGGAAGACAATAGCGGCCCTAAATTGGATATTAGAGGGAGCGCTGAATCATCGGGGTTGGAATTGTATGTGGGTGGCTCCGACATATCGACAGAGCAGATACGCATTCAAGCGGTTGATGTCAGCACTGCGGCTGAGCGGTGGAATGAGTATAATTTCGAGAGTGAGTGAAAGCGATATGGTAATCGAGTTCATCAATCATAGCCTGGTTAGTTTCAGAACGGCTGAGAACTATGACAATCTGCGGGCTGAAGGAATAAATCGCCTGGTAATAGACGAGGCGGCCAGGATACCTAAGGCGGCCTGGGAAGAGGTATTGCGGCCGGCCATATCAGATACCGGCGGGGATGTGATGTTTATTTCGACGCCGAAGGGAAGAAATTGGTTCTATCATCTTTGGCTGATGGGAAAGAATCCCGAGTATCCAGACTATCAGAGCTGGCAATTTCCTTCATCTGATAATCCGAAAATACGGCCTGAGGATATCGAGCTGGCTAGAAAGACACTGCCAGAAAATGTCTTCAAGCAGGAGTTTATGGCAGAATTCATTGAGGAGGGCGGGGAAGTTGTTCCGAATGTTGATGTCTGTATTGTCCTGCCGGAATTAATAGCTACGAAAGAGCCAGGGCGGCAGTATTATGGCGGGATTGACTTGGCCAGGAAAAGAGACTATACAGTTATAACGATTTTAGACGATGAACTTAGGTTAATTGATTTTTATCGCTTTACCGGTGTTAACTGGGATATACAGAAAGAAAAAATCGCAGAGGTGGTAAAACATAAATACGATGCCCTTACCTTGGTTGACCAAACAGGTGTAGGTGACCCGATAGTTCAAGAACTTCTTCTTTCTGATGTATATGTGCGGGGCTTCACGTTCACGGCTGAGAAAAAGCGGTCATTGGCTCAGAACTTGATATTTGGCTTTGGTGAGAAAAAATTGAAGCTGGCTAATATTCCGATTCTAATCGAAGAATTGAAGGCATTGGATTACAAACAGAGCGAGAGCGGCAATATCAGCTATCAGGCACCGGAAGGAATGACAGACGACTGCGTGATGAGCTTGGCTCTGGCTTACTGGGCGGCAACCAGAGAAGCCTGGCCTGGTGTGAGGAGTATATGAGATGAGTATATTCTCACGGAAGAAAAAAGAAGAAGTGGTTCAGGAAATGAAGGCGGCTAGCCAGACAATACAACCGCCGTATTCGAGCGCCGGAATGTATTTCTGGGGGCTGGGTGGCTATCATTCTGACCAATTCTCTAATGCTATAGACGCTTACTGCCGGAACTATGCCCTGTTTGCTTGCGTGACGAAAATTGCAAAGGCGGTCGGTGGATTAGAATTTGAACTTTGGGGGCCAAAAGGAAAGATTGACCAGCACCCGATTCTTGATATGCTCTATAACCCGAACCTATCTGAAGGAAGCCGGTCATTCTATCAGAGGCTAACCACTCATCTTCTTCTGGCCGGCAATGCCTATGTCTATATCGCTAAAAGCGGACAGACAGGAATGCTCTTTCTTCTGAATCCTCTGGCAACTGAAGTTATAATCAATAGTGAAACGGGAGAAATAGCTGGCTACAAATTCAAAGGGAAAAGAATCAGAGAACTTAAGAAAGAGGAAATCTGTCATATCAGACACCCGCACCCAGGAGACGATTACTATGGTTTGCCGTTCTATTTGCCTGGTCAGCAATTGGCCGACATTCTGGCCCTGACTGAAAAATGGAATCTGGCGCTGCTACACAACGATATGAGGCCGCCCGGAATTATAGTGACAGACGAGCCGTTGGGGCCGACCAAGAAGCGAGAGATTCAGACTAAGTTTGAATCGGAGTGGGCCGGTGCCGCGAATGCTGGCCGGTCAGTATTTTTGGAAGGCGGGCTGGAGTGGAAGCCAGCCGGCATGACCATCAAGGATGCTGATTGGGTCGAGATGATGAAGGTCTATCTCAGGCAGATGGCTGCCCTTTTCGATGTGCCGTCAGAATTGCTTGGCGACTCGGAAAACAAGACATACTCGAATATGAAAGAGGCTAGGCGGGCTTTCTACCTTGAGACGGTGCTGCCATTATGCGATTTCATCATCGACGAATTCAACCGGTCAATTGTTCCTCTGTGGGGCAAGGGAATGTGGCTCCAGATTGACAGGGCGAATATCGAAGCTCTCCAGGATGATTGGAAAGAGCGGGCTCAACTTGTCAATCAACTTGATTTCCTGACATGGAACGAAAAGAGAAAGTATATCGGGCATGAGGAAATCCCTGGTGGCGATGTGGTGATGGGAACTTTCAATCAAGTGCCGCTTCTGACAGTGAAGCCGTCGGGAAAAAATGCCAAGCAATCGCCAACCGAATCGACAACCAAAATGACAACTAAAGGTGACCAATTCTGGGCACCTAGAGAAAGGAAAAGCATTCTCTGGAAAGCTTACAAGAGCCGGACAGACAGAATGGCTGCGAAGCTTGAGCCGGCTATTGACCAATGGCTAAGGGATGTGGCTAGGCAACTCAGTTATTGTGCCAAAAAGGGCGGAATACCGAAAATTCTGGAATATGCCAGCCAGGAAGAACTCAGCCGTGATTACCAGCAGTTTATGCGGCCGGCCTATGAAGAGATGTTGATTCTTGGATTCAGAGCAGGCCAGAGAGCGGCCAGGAAAGACATTGATTACTTTCTCTCAGAAAAACAGGCCGACCCTGACGATATCCCTGTGGCCTGGAGAGAAAAGTTCAACGCCCTGGTTGAGCTGATGATGATAGAGAGCGGGACACAGGTGGCGAAGACTACGATACTGAAAATCAAGAAGATAATTGAAGAGGCACAGATGTCAGAGCCGCCGCTGTCAGTCATGCAGCTGGCTGAGAAAATATGGGATGATATGATTGATTGGGCTGGATGGAAGGCACGCCTCTGGGCATTCACAGAAACGGCCAAGCTTGACAACTTCGGTCAGCTCGAAGGGATGAAAGAAGAAGGAACTGAATACAAGGGCTGGCTGTGTTCAATGCTTCCAACGTCTAGAGAGGATCATATTCAGGCAGATGAAGAATACAGCCAGAATCCTATACCGATATCAGAAGATTTTATAATTGGGGGCCAGGCAATGGCTTACCCAGGCGATCCGAAAGCAGGGCCAGAGCAAGTTTGTAATTGCAGGTGCACCCTGCTTCCATATTAGGAGGAAAAGATGGGAAAACAAAAAATGATTCAGATCAAAAACTTCCGAGCGAAATTCACAGAGCCGGACGATGAAGGACACTTCACGGGCTATGCCTCGGTTTTCGAGCTTGAGGACCTGGACGGGGATATCATCAAGCCTGGGGCATTCAAGAAAACGCTATCAGAAAAAAAGAGGTTCCCATTTCTCTGGCAGCACATGGTCCAGGAGCCAATTGGTTGGGTCGAGATGGAAGAGGATGAGAAAGGACTGAAGATTACCAATGGGAAATTAATCCTTGACGTCCAGAGAGCAGCAGAGGCCCGAGCCTTGATGAAAGAGCAGGCCGTTAATGGCCTATCGATTGGGTTCGAGCTGGTCAAATGGGAAAATGTTGACGAAGGTCGAGGCAGAATAATTACTGAGATAAAACTCTGGGAAGTATCGGCTGTGACCTTCCCAGCCCAGCCGGCGGCGGTGATCGAAACAGTCAAGACTCTTGACATTTCGAAATTGTCAACCGATGATGATATTGGCGATGTTGAAGGGAAAGACATGAACCAGGATAATCTCGATCTCAAGTCTGTCATTCCATATCATGACTACGGCAATGCGGATGAAGACGCAGAGTGGGATGCTGGGAAGGAAGTCAGAGAAGCTGATGTTGAAACGTTGAAGAAAATCTGTGCCTGGTATGATTCAGAAAATCCGGACATCAAAACGAGCTACAAGCTACCACACCATCGAGCCGCAGACCTCAAGGCTGTCTGGCGTGGAGTGGCCGCCGCTATGGCCGCTTTACTCGGGGCCAGGGGCGGGGTCGATATTCCGGAAGCAGACAGAAAAGGCGTGTATAATCATTTGGCGAAACATTATAAAGATTTCGATAAAGAGCCTCCAGAGTTTAGTTCTACTGAGCCGCCCGAGCCGGAGAAAACCACTCGGGATACTGAGCCGGAGAAAACCACTCAGAATGGCAAGATAGACGTGCCTCTGAAGGACAATGAAAAGGAGAAAGAAAAAATGGAAAAGGAAGAATTAGAAAGAAAAGAACTTAAGGAAAAA